AACGCTGCGGCACTTGAGAAGTACCTAAACTGCGAGGTAGACCTTCAAAAGGTCCTGGACCGCTACGACACTCTCCCTATTAAGGAGTTTAAGCGTATGTCTAGCGTCCTTTTTGGTTCGGTTTTCGACTCGTTGAACCGAAAGGTTCGCGAATTCGATCTCCGCCCGGGTCATGGCCCTGGTGCAACTGCCGACCGCAAGGTTGGTAACCAGAAGTTCGATCAGACCGAATGGACTGATCGTCTTGAGGAATACTTTCCTTTTGGGGAGTATGCCCTTCCGCATTGGAAGTGGTTCTCAAGCCATAAACCCGTGTACCTGGCCCCGGCCCAGGAGCGACCTGTAAAGATCGCACTTGTTCCTAAAACGCTTAAGACTCCTCGAATCATTGCCATCGAGCCTACCTGCATGCAATACATGCAAAAGGCTTTGATGCGCGAGTTCGTGGATGCCATCGAGAGTGATCCCCTCGTTGGCCGGCATACCCACTTCCGCGAGCAGGCCCTTAACAGGGACGCTGCTCGTCGTGGGTCAGCCGACGGTTCACTTGCCACGCTAGATCTTAGTGAGGCGAGCGACCGTGTTCTTAATCAGCTTGTGATCGACATGCTGTCACCATGGCCCGATTTATTGGGCGCTGTGCAAGCATGCCGGTCTACTTCAGCTGAACTTCCAAGTGGTCAAGTTGTTCCACTTGTGAAGTTTGCGTCTATGGGGTCCGCGCTGACCTTCCCAATGGAGGCAGTCGTCTTCACGACGATTGTTTTCATGGGTTTGTTGGCCACGCAGGGAGACTCCGTTCCGAGTGCTGAATTTATGCGCAGCATCCGGAACGACGTCCACGTCTACGGAGACGACATGATCGTCCCCGTAGGAAGTGTTAACGAGGTAGTACGTTTGCTCGAGCTTTTTGGGCTCGTAGTCAACCGTAGCAAGTCTTTCGAAACTGGTCTGTTTCGAGAGAGCTGCGGGGGTGATTACTTCATGGGGGAATCGGTAAAACCGATCCGCCTGAAGCGTATCCCACCTACTTCTCGCCAAGATGTGCCTGAGATTGTCACCTGGAACGCGTTCATGAACGCCTCTTACGAGGCCGGACTGAACCGAACCGGGCGATATGTCCAAGGGATTCTGGAGAAGGTGCTTCATCAACACCTTCCGATGATTCCTATTGGCTCAGGGGCCATTGGTGTCGAGGTGCCTGCCATACTTTGTGTGGCAGACCGCCTTGATCCAATGACTCACCTACCACAGGTGAGAGCCCTTCGCGCCGTCGACGAGGATCGAAAGATCTCCGTTGATGGTGTTTGGGCGCTTCAGAAAACCTTGACTGGACGTTGGAGTGATCCAGCGTTCGCAAGGCATCTGACTCATTCTGGGAGGCCGCTCTCCTCTCGCATAAAAAGGAGCTGGGTGCCCATCCGCTAGTGTGGATGGGTACAAGGGATTCGTCCCTTGTTGCGGGTTGATCCCCGCG